CTACTAATGTAAAGAAAAAAAGAATTGTTAGAAGTAGTTTCACCTAGCATCTCCATCTTTTTCTTGCTTGTCGTAATCTTGAATTAGGATCTTTAGCTGCTTTAGGGAATTTTTTCATTTGTCCTGCACTTCTAGCACAGAAAGATTTTCTTCTTTTAGCAGATTTACTACCAGGCTTTACTTTACCTGTGACTGCTGTCTTTAATTTAGAACCAGGATTATCTGCTCTGTATTTCTTAACGCCTGCTTTCGTCATTCCCGCCCCAGATTTAGTGGAGCGGAAATATTTTTTAGTTTTTGGTGGCTGTTTGTCTGCCATTATGCAAATATGCAAGTCAATGAAGTTACATTAGTTAATGTAGCATGAATTTGAGTTTCAAATCTCATACCATCATCTCCTATATATGTATCAATAACCGCTGTAGCTGATCCAGGAGTATCTAAATCTAATCTAGTTGCTCCTCCACTACCGTCTTTTAAAACGATACTACCAGCAGATCCAGCGCAAACAGCATGAATAGCTATCAGCCTTGCAGGACCTGATCCCACATTGCCTGTTGCTGTTACTTTAGCCGATCTATAGTTAATCATAACTTACTCCTTACGCAGGTATGTCTCCAGCAAGTGCTATTGAATTATTTTGTAAATATTTCACAGTTACTGTTGCATTACCTGTTGTTGCATCTCCATTAGCTCCTGTAAAGTCAGCTAAAACCTGAATATCAGTTGTGCCTACATTGGAAGCTTCTGTATCAAGAGTACCATAAGTAGTACCTAATGCTTTAACATTTGCGGCATCAATAAAAGCATTGCCATCTGCTACTGTTCCTACTGAAACAGTTGCAGCACCGCCATCATTATTTACTGTTGATACATTCAATATCACATCAGTGATTTGTGAGTTTGCAGGGATTGTTGCTATCACTTGATTTAAGTGAGAAGCACCAATGATATCAGCATATGCTGATTGCCCCATTACAACAAAACCTGTGTTCTTAACATCTGTACCAATGGTAATGCCTGTTGTATCTTTAATTGTTCCGGCCTTAACTGGTCCAGAAAATGTAGTTGTTCCCATGTCTATCTCCTTTTGTTAATAGTCCCCGAAGGGTCATAGGGTTAATAAAGTTTTATTTTGACATAAAAAAAGGGCGGAGTCAAAGACAACCGCCCTTCTTAAGTTTGTTATAAAGTATTATGCACCAGATGTACCAAATACACAGCGTGGATCTGAGAAACCAAATGAGTATCTCTCTCTTGCTTTGTATCGGATATTACCTGTATCAAAATCACCTTCCATTGTTGTTGACAACGGAGTTCTTGTGAAATGCTTGAATCCATTAGGAGCATCAGTTTTGATATAGAAAGCATCTGCATCATTTAAGTAGTGGTTCACAGTATAACCCTGTGGAATCACTCCCATGTTTCTGATTGCATTGATGTCATTATCTGCTGTTGCTGTTCTTAATGTTGATTCCATTAATCTGTTAGCTGTGAACTGTAGCTGTCTTGGAATGATAAGTTTCATACCTTGAATAGCTGTTCTTAAGCCTCTCTCATCTCTGAAATCAGCGATGTCGATTAATGACTGCTCAAGTGATGTTTCGTTCAAATCAGCATCTGTTGCTAATCTGTTTACTAAGAAACCACCTGATTGTAGTGGGTGCTGAGTGTTGATAAGTGATACACCATCACCACCAGGATTTGTTCCTGCAGCACCTGCAGCAGCAAAAGCGTTGTTAAGAACTGCGGCAGCCTTAACTTGCTTTGTGTTTGACATTGAACGAGCAAGTGCTCTTGTGTATCTCGCAGCGAGTCTGTCGTAAAGGTTATCCTCTACAGCTTCCTCTGTGATTGAGAATGCAAGTGCAATTGTTTCGTGTGTATAACGAGCTGTAAATGTTTCGTTAGCTGTGTCGAATGATACTGCTCCACCTTCTGATTTAGTTGGTGCAGAACCGAAACCTGCTAACATTACTTCTTCTTCAAATGCTCTGTCAGATGACTCTGCATCAAAGATTTCAGCATGCTCATTGTCGTAACGTGAATATTCCAAGCCGAACAGGGCGTTCAAACCTGGCTCTAACTCTTTAACGAGTTGACTTCTAGATATAGCCATAATTTAACCTCCTATATGCCTGTAGTATCAGTTAGTGAGTGTAGGTTGATTTTGACAAGAATGTTAGCGTTAGCTAATGAAAAATCATTATTGTCTGGATCTGTAGATAGACCTACTACTCTAAAATTACCGCCTGCGTTGGTTGTAAAAGTGCTACCGTCAACCTTAACAGAAGATACACCTGATATGGTAGATCCTGCTGCGTAAGTTGCGATATTACAGTTTGTTCCAACTTGGGCCTGTGCTGCATTAGCGTCATCACATTTTACTTCGAAAACCGCATCTGGGTTGTCGATGACGAATGCCTTTATATTGTCTGCAGCGATGCTTCCTGGATAGTAGTTGCTGAATGTTGGTTTGCTAGTTGTTGGGTCAACATACTCACAACCATTGAACACACCCAGAAGCTCTGCGCCAGCAGTTGATCCAATATCAATAGCACCATTCGCTACTAATATAACTGGATCACCTTGAAAGATTGCGGATCCTTCATTGTTACCAATAGTGTACTCAGTTTGACCAGTAGTATTATAACCACTGCCGAGCATTCTACTTGGTCGGAATCCGAAACCTGAACTTAAGTTTGCCATTTTATTACTCCTTAAAGTATTTGTTATTAGTAAGCGTTACATTTAGGTCGATTAAAAATTATTCACTTTTCTTCGAGCCACCGAACGTAACTTTAGTTTGTCGCTCGGGCTTATTAATTGGCATTGAAGGATGTTGCTCCTTTAGAAGATCGTTATCAACAGCTTCCTGCTGACGTTCTGTTTGATCGGAGTAGTATTGATCTCTCTCCGCTGCGATCTCTAATGGCACCTTTGCCAGTAATAATCCTCCCACTGAAACAACACCTTTATGTCTTCCTTCAGACTCAGTAGGAAAATCAAAATCAGGATATTCGTCGGCTCTGACAAGTTCGTAGCCTTGTCTAATTCGACCGATAACATTTTTGTTATCTTCAAATCCTCTTACTGATTCCCTAATCCATCTGAATTTAAAACCTTCAGGCGGTGTCGGTGTTTCAAGCGAGCTTGGTGGTTGCCAGTTTTTTTTGCGTGCTTCTTTATCCCTTGTGGATGCAGATCTAGGTGTTTTATTTATCATAACGTTACCTCCTCTGTAACTTTAGTTTTTCCGACGCATATTGCTCGTTGGAAAGACCAAGTCGTTTAGCGATAGCCGCTTCTGTACTTGACAACTTAACTACGTTGCGTCCTGTGCCTCTGTTTCGATGTGCGCTTGCAACGGTCTGGACGGGCTGTTGCTTTGCGGGTTCTTCGGTTGAAGAATCTTGTTCAAACTTATGCGGGAGATTATCTCGCATACGTTTATCAATCTCAGTATAGTAGTAATCTGTTCTTGGATCAACACCTTGATTGACTAAATCTTCATGAATCGCATATGCGACGTTTGTCATGACTTTATCTGAACCAAACCATTCATTATTCGCTGCCCAAGACTCAGCTTTAGGATCTTTAACAGCAGATTGTGGTTGAGATTGAGGTATTTCTACCTGTTTTTCTTGCTTAGGAGCGGTTACTCTAGCCTCTTCTTGAGCCTTTATTTGCTCATAACGAGTTTGCTCTGCACCTAATTTTCCTATTTCTAGTTGTGCTGAGGCCATAGCGTCTGAATCCTGGTCTTCCACTGCCTTTTTAAGCTTTGCTTTTGCAGCTTCCATAGACCCGGTTAAACGTCCGCCCATTTCATTGACATAACCACTATTAATTTTAGAGAGTTCTTCTTGAACTTTATCTCTTTCATCTTTAATAGCTTGAGCAATTTTTATTGCTTCTTCTTCACGTCGTCTTGATTCACCTAATTGGTAAGCATATTCATCAAATCGTTTCTGAACGGACTTACTATAATTTTGTTTTGAATCTTCTTTAGGTTCTTCCTCAGTTTTTACCTCTTCTTGTTTTGGTTTCTGTTCAACAGGTTCTTCCTGTACTTCTTCTACCTCAGCTTCAAAGGTTTTACTCTCTTGAGGAATCTCAACTTCCTTTTCTTCTGTAGGTGCAGCGACCTCTTCACTCTCTACCTCGACAGAATACTCAGCTTTTTGTTTTTGTTCAGACTGAGCTTGAAGTTCAGCAACTTGTCTATCTACTTCGTTCATGTATATACTCCTAAAATATCTTCAGGACTTTCAACAGTCCCTAAAATTTCATCATCATTTAAAATTCTAAGCTCGCCACCCTCAATTTTAATTCGAGAGCCTGCGTATCTTGCGATGATTACCCAATCACCTTTTTTACACCAAGGTCCATGTGGAAATTTATCCTTGTCTGCATAGGCATCAGGTCCAGTTTCTAGGACTAAAGCACAAACAGAAGCAATCTGTTGCTCTTCTACTGCTTTATCTGTTAATAAGACACCACCTTTAGTTTTTCCTACACCTTTATAGGGAAGAACAGTTAGTCTCCACCCTGTGGGCTTTGGAACTTTATTAAGATCGGTCTTTTTTTCTTCTTTTTTCTCAGCGGGATTAAGTCCCACTATCTTTTTTTCTTTGGGCATAATCAGCCCCGTTGTCGACGTCATCGTCTACCTCCCATTTGCGATAAAGATCCCTAACATCTGAATCGAGTTTGCGAAGAGAAGTGAGTTGCCCAACTAGGAATTGATATTTGTCCCAATTCTCTACGTTTCCATCAATAAGTACAGACTTTATGTCGTCTTGTCTAGTAGTTATTAATCGTAAAATTGCTGAATATATATTTGTTTGCACTATTTCGTAATTTTCTTACTTTTTTCGAAGCTACGTAAGCCCGCCATTCCGAGCAAGGCTGTGACAAGCGGGAATAAAGTCGACATGTCAAGCTCGGGTAAAGGTGCGTGTTCAACACTAAATGCTGCCAATATAAATACTAAGAATTGTTTTAAAACGTACTCCCAAAATATAGCTAGAGCACAGGACATCCCGATGAGGGGGCGCCACGACCGCTGCATAATACCACCAATACCTGTAGCAGTAGACTTAGCATCAGCTAAGTTAATATCCATTTGTTTAGAATTAATTTCGTTTTCTAATTCTTGAAGTTTTATTTTGATTTGACCTTTTTCTTCCTCTGAAGTGTGGACACTGTCAATAACTTTACCGACAGTGTCTACTAAAGATCCGCCTAATAATTTTGATAACATTAATTAGATAATCTGAGCGGCTACCCAACCGATAACTAGACCGATTACAAGCCATTTCTTTTTTGGGTGATCGTTCCAAAGTTTTTTAATCATATCCATTAGAATACTCCTTTGAATTTAGTACC